ATCTTACGCGTGAACCTAAATTTTGAAAATGGCAGGAGGTTTTTGGAAAAATGCTGAAACAGGACGAAGTACAAAAAGAACGTATGAGATTGGACGAACTCTTTAGAGAAGCACCTCCGGAGATGGTACAGCTTGTTGCTGGGCTGCTAGATGATGCTGCCTTCCTGGTTGTAGAAAACAACCGACTGAGGGAGTCCATGAAAATAACAGGCATGGTGAAAATCCATACGGAAAACCCGGAACGGCAGCGCGTTGTTGAAACCGCGGGCCAATATCTGAAAAACGTAAACAGCTATAACGCAATTATCAAAACACTAGCAGGAGTGCTCCGCGGGTCCGGCTCCGGAGAGGACGCATTCGACGAATGGCAAAAAGAACAGCAAGAGAATTGAATCCTGACCACTCTTATCTGCGCGAATATTACGATGAGATACAATCTGGTCGTATCGTGGCGGGGCATGAGTTGAAACAGGAACTCGAAAATTTGCTGGCTGACATAGACGATCCGGCGTATGTGTTCAATACGAAAGAAGCGTCAATTCGGATCTCGTTTATCGAACGATTCTGCAAACACACTAAAAGCCCATTCCATGGCAAACCGTTTATATTAGAACTTTGGGAAAAGGCACTCATTGAGGCCTTTTACTCATTTCGGAGAACAGACACAGGATTTCGCAGATTCAAAAAGTTTCTTTTACTGATTGCTAGAAAAAATGGCAAATCTACATTTTGCGCTGCCCTGGCACTGACTGAGTTTATGCTCGGTGCCGGCGGTGTGGACATTGTATGCAGCTCAAACGATGACGCACAGTCTGACATCATATTTCAGGAAATCAACTACATGCGTGAACAGTTTGATCCGTCAGAAAAGCGCACGCATAAAAACTTAAAAGGCATTTTTAACATAAAAAACAAATCGACCATAAAAAAACTGTCCGAACGTACCAGGAACAAAGAGGGTCGAAACATTGATGTGGGTATCCTCGACGAAGTACACGAAATGAAAACAAATGTTATCGGTAAAAGTATCGAACAGAGTCAGTCCACAAAAGACGAACCGCTGATGATGCTGATCACCACAGAAGGGTTTGAAAATGACGGATATTTAGATGCTGAACTGAAATATGCGAGGTCGGTTTTAAACAAAAATATCGATGACACGACGCTACTTCCGTGGCTGTATACAATGGATTCAGAAAATGAAATATGGCAGGACGAGAGAACATGGACAAAGGCAAATCCTAGCCTTGGACTGATTAAGAAAAAAGCATATTTGAAAGACCAGCTGCTGAAAGCGCAGCATGATAAAGCGGAACGTGTTTTCACTCTGTCCAAGGATTTTAACATCAAACAGAACAATGCTGCCGCTTGGTTGTCCGAACAGGAATATACAAACAGAGAAAAATGTAGCGTGGAGCAGTTCCGCGGCGCGGTTGGAATCGGAGCAGTAGATCTGTCAGAAACAACAGACTTAACGAGTGCCAGAGTTTTGATTATGCGACCTGACGACCCTAAGAAATATTTCATAACTAAATATTTCATCCCGGAGGCAAAAGTCGCAGCCGGCGAAATACAGGATAAGAAAAACTATTTAGAGTGGGCACGAATGGGTCTGATCACGATAACGCCAGGCAATGAAAATGATTTTACACTGATAACAAACTGGTTTGTCGAATTATTCAAAACATACGGGATTAGATGTTTCAAGGTCGGATATGATAATGCACTAGCTAAGTTTTGGGTTGATGAGATGGAAACAGTAGGATTTGATATGGAACGAGTGAGGATGGACAAGTTCAGCTTGTCAAATCCGATGAAATTGGTTGAGGCTGATTTGAGAAGCCAGCTGATTGTGTACGATGACAATCCTATCGACCGGTGGTGCCTGGGAAACACAGCAATCAAAGTGGATGGTTTGGGATTGATAATGCCGGTGAAGGTTAATGGACAAGGTAATAAGCGCATCGATGGTTCTCTAACATTTATCATCGCATATGCGACATACATGAGATACAGGACTGAGTATTTAAATATTTTGAGGTGAAATAATGGGGCTTGCGAGTTTTTTTACAGGACTGATGGGGCGTAAAGCTGAAAACACACAGTATGCAAACATGCTCAACGGCATGCCTGTGTTTACCGAGTTTGGTCAGAATGTTTACGCATCTGACATTGTGCAGATGGCGATCGATGCCATTGCCACAGAGTGCTCTAAGCTAAGCCCGAAACACATACGCACGGACGACGCGGGGAAGCAAACAGTAGTAAAGGGTAGCTTGAACAGATTATTCAAATTTGCGCCAAACAGCTTGATGACAACGAGGGATTTCATTGAAAAAACAATCTGGCTGCTTTACCTGAACTACAACGCATTTATCTATCCGATGTACGAAAACGTTACGAAGAGAGACGGGACACAGACCCGAGAATACACAGCATTGTACCCACTGAATCCATACCAGGTGAATTTTTTACAGGACCCGACAGGAAAGCTTTTTGCACAGATGTTTTTCCAGAACGGGCAAGAGTTTACGATCCCATACAGCGATATAATCCACCTCCGGAAGAAATACTCAGGTCATGACATCCTAGGCGGAGGCGTAAACGGACAACCTGACAATGCGGCTCTGCTGAAAGTATTAGAAACAAACGACATTGTCATGCAAGGCATTGGTAAAGCAATAAAAACCTCCCTCTCCATACGTGCTGTGGCAAAAGTAAACACAATGCTAGACGACGACAAAGCAAGAGCAGAGAGGGCAAGATTTGAACGTTTAATGTCCTCAGGTGAAACAGGAATACTACCGGTTGACATTAAAGGCGATATCATACCGTTTGTCTTAGATCCAAAGGTCATCGACAAAGACACCATGCAATTTCTGCAAGATAAGGTTTTAAACTACTACGGTGTAAGTTGGCCAATCATAACGGGGAATTATACTGACGAACAATACCAGGCGTTTTACGAAAAGACACTAGAACCTATTTTGATATCGTTAGGTCAAGCGTTTAGTCGAGTGATATTTTCCGATCGCGAGCTAGATGTCGGTAACGAGATCATATTTTACGGCAAGGACATGCAGTATCTTTCGACGAAAAGTAAAGTGGATTTGCTGAAAATCGTCGGGGAACAGGGATTACTAACAGATGACCAGAAACTGAGTTTGCTAGGATATCCACCGCTTGCTGACGGGACAGGAAACCGCAGGACGGTGTCACTCAACTACATCGATGTGTCGCTAGCGAATGACTACCAAATGACGAGGGCAAAAACACAAAGCCTTGACACACAAGCAAACAATAACGGAGGTTTAACAAATGGCTAAATCAAACAACAAGCTACCGATAAATGGATCTCGCGAGAAGCGCAGTTTTGGAGTAATCGATATCGAGGCGAACGAAGACGGCCGCACTATCGAAGGTCACGCTGCCGTCTATAATCAGACAACAGACATCGGTGGCTTGTTTTTCGAAGTTATCGAGCGGGGCGCGTTTGATCAATGTAACTTTGATGATGTGCTGTTTACAACAAACCACGGAATAGAAAAAATACCGCTTGCCCGAAGCCGCCGGAATAATTCGAACTCTACATTGCAACTGGCGACCGATGCGAAGGGGCTTAAAATAAAAGCAGTACTGGATTGTGAAAACAACTCAGACTCTCGTGCGCTGCATAGTGCAGTATCACGCGGAGATATTGACGGGATGTCAATGATCATGGTGGTCGGTGAACATCGCTGGACAAATATGGACAAGGAAAAGCCTACCAGGTACGTTACGAAAATATCTAGGATATGGGATGTATCAGCTGTCAACTTCCCCGCTTACGAGGGAACAGACATAGATGCGCGGAGTCAGGATGTGTTGGAAAACGCAGCCAGAGTGTTGGATAACGCTCGACTCACGGTGGAGACCGAAAAGAGAAGCGCAGAGACCCTGGAGATTGAACGATTAAGAACTAACATACTCATGAAGTGAAAGGAGAAATAATCAATGAAAAAGAAATTACAAGCTCTCTTAGCCAAAAAAGAACTCCGCAAAGCGGAGCTTGGCGCAAAGGCAGGAGCTACAGAAGACGTCAAAGAACTGAGATCCATCAACACAGAAATCGAAGGTATCAACGCAGAAATCGCAGAACTCCGCAGCATGATTGAAGCCGCTACAGAAGATAACGAAGGTTTGGAACAGAGGTCTGCAGGATCTCCTATCGGAGCAGCTCAAGTTATCGCCACATTTGTTGGAGCACCGGCGCAAGCCACAGAGCCCCGCGGTGGAATCGACAGCGCTATCATCGCTCAGTACGAACAGCGCGGCGCCAGGTTGAAAGCTCGGGAAACAGTTGTTGTCGCATTTAACGAAACGGCTGAGGAACGCTCCGTCAATCTTGCCGGTGGAACTCTTGTCAATCCAAAACAATA